CGTTGGGCTACCCCCGGTTGTCTTTGTCCCTGAAGGTTCCGAAGCAACAGCTTCAGCCCGGAGTCAACTCGAAATCTAGCGTTTATCGCGCTATCATCAAGGTTGACGTTCCGGTACTTGAGGTGACTTCGCCGTCGACTGGCACTGGCATCCAGCCAGCGCCAACGATTGCGTACACCTCGGTAGCCTCGCTGGAATTTGTACTCCCAGCAAGGTCGAGCCTTCAGGACCGCAAGGACATCCTCGCGTACATCAAGAATTCCTTGAGCAACGCGTCTGTGGTCTCCTTGGTTCAGGATCTCGAAGCAATCTACTAGCTTCGAGTCCCCCCGCTCCTTTGGAGTTTGTCATGCAACTTTTCGAAACGAAAGTTTCTCATTTAGCAGAAGGATTTCTCCTATGGCTAATTACGACACTTGCCTTCTTAGGCAGTATCGGTCTCGTCGCAACGATCACAGCGCTGATCTGGTTCGCCGGTTACTATACCGGCTCCCAGATTCCCCCATCGTCGCAGCAGTTAAACGTTGCGTCGAAGGAGGTTTCGCCAATATCCCCGGAACAGAAATCGATCCTAGGGATTACGGTGACCCCGACACTTTTCGAGGAGACTACCTCGCTCACTCCATTATCAGAAAGTTCCCCGGAATAAAGGGGATTACTCCTGAGGAGAGATCGAAGAAAGCCCTTGACAAGTTTCTTTTGTCGGAGAAGGCGTGCTCAGGTGTTGAACATAGACTCAAGCATCACCGCAGATCCCTCATCACCGAAAGGCATGAGGCTTCATGGCTGTTGAATGCCATGAAGGAAAAAATCCGAAGGGTGCTTCCAAAATTTTCTTGGAGTCATGTTGATGAACGCATGGGTTTTGGCCCGGGTGCTTCCACCCGTGTCAGTCGTCGTATGGGTGATCCATACTTCAAATTCGGGGGTATCCCCGAGGTGACGAGTAATTGTGCGAATCTTGCTTTTGCGGCGGTTTGCTCCTCCCCTTTGTGGGAGGAAGAACTCCGCCGTTCAACGCAAGCTCCTATCCATCCATCTGTTTTTTCAGTGGTGGTAGGGGATCGCATAACCACTGTTCCAAAAGACTCAGAAATCGACCGCGTGATCTGCATCCAACCCGATATGAACCTTTACGTTCAGAAGGGAATCGGTGCGTTTCTGCGGGCGGTCCTTAAGAGGAGAGCCGGTGTCGATCTCAACGACCAGTCCGTTAATCAACGGTTGGCCCGTGAAGGGTCGATGTCTGGTCTTCTTTGCACTTTAGACTTAGCTAGCGCGAGCGATTGCGTCAGCCTCGAATTGTGCAGAGAAGTTCTCCCTACTGACTGGTACGAGGCCATTGAGCAGTCTCGTACTCAGTTTGGAGTCTTACCTTGCGGTGAAAAGATTTACTACCGTAAGGTCAGCTCTATGGGGAATGGTTTCACTTTCGAACTTGAGTCGCTAATCTTTTGGTCAGCGATCATGGCCGTTATGGACCTTCCTCCGATGAAGAGCTGTTTGGATCGTCGTGTCTCAGTGTACGGGGACGATTTGATTGTTCCCGTCGAATCCGCCGAAATAGTTATCAACTTTCTTCGTTTCATAGGTTTTGAGACGAATAAGAGGAAGACCTTCTCCGACGGACCGTTCCGCGAAAGTTGCGGAAAGCACTATTTTAAAGGACACGATGTGTCTCCTTTCTACATTCGCGAGAATGTGGATAGTATCGAACGTCTATGCTGGTTTCACAACCAGTACGTTCTCTGGTTAAACAGGTTTAGCCCGCTCACTCCGCCTATCCTAAGTGCGGAAGAGTACGGATTTATCTGCTACATCAGAGAGCTTGTTCCGAAGAAGTTCCGCCACCCGATCCCCTATGGGGTCCCGGAGCGCGGCGACTACCTCGGTTCAATCGGATTGATCATGAATCAATCAGAGGCATGCCCCTCCCGTGAAGGAGGGTTCTTCGTTGTTCGTGGGTTCACACTCACGAGCAAGTATAGAGTGCATGATGACGACCGATACCACCTGAGGCAACTGTATCTCCTCTCGAAGAGAGGTGCGCCAGTTGTAGGTGAGGAGGCGTGCCAAGGTGTTGCTACTTTGGTGACGCGCGTAAGCAGGTTGAAAGTGTTTACGCACCAGTG